AATATACCAACCACCTGGGCCTTGAAAACCATGATCCCAGATACGAACAAAAGGAACATCTTCACCAGAAGGCGCAGGAAGGAAGCGAATAACGGCATAACCGTTTCCTGCCTTGTCTACGTCTGGTTTCCAGAAGTTGTCCTCTGAATCCGCTTGATTGTTTGTTGATTGATTGAGTTTCGAAAGCTCCGCATTAAGTTTGTCGAATGATGACTTGCGGGTTTCTTTAAGTGCTTCGAATGAATTAGTCATAGTTCAGTTCTCCATGTTGTATAACGATGTATGATTATGTTTGTATATTAGTATAGACGCTGTATTATGTCAACCATTATATTGACATATACTTATTTATTTAAATAGGTAACCTGGCAGAACCACGTTTAACCATCTTTAAATTTTCTGCTTCAAGTTGAACTTTGTGTTTGATCACTTGATTTTGTTTGATGATTGTAGCAACTGTTTCAACTTCAAGATTGTTTTTCTCACAGTATAAAACAATTGCTTCAATATATTCGATATTCTTTTCTTTCACTATCGTCTCAATTTCCATTATAAACTCAGTCGACGATTTTACATTATTAATTTTCATTTGTATTTACTTTTCCATTCTCTTTGAAGCGAAGAAGCATGAGGAAATATTACATGCCAATTTTGATTTTGCTTTGTAGCAAAAACATCAAACATCTTAACAAACTGTTTCCTTGTTTGTATATCTTCACTTTCAATTATGCTATTGCTAAAATATTTTGGGTTTTTAATATAATGATGTCTTACCTCTTTTATTCTAGGAAATCCATCAAAATATTTTAAAGTATCTGTGTGTGTATCGATATTCAAAATGCCAAGCGTTGAAGAAATAAATGCAGATACATTATCAGGAAGTGTCTGCAACTTGTTTAGGTTTTCCTCAATTGTTCTCCATTTGCTTGGATAGCGAATAGCATTATTTATTTCGCCAATTCCGTCGATACTTATGCATAATTCGACATGTTTAAAATGCATCCAATACTTAAGAATATAGTCAGGCAATACAGTTAAGTTTGTGCTGTATTCTAATTCTATATTATTACTATAGCATAATTCAATTAATAATTCAAGCAATTCTTTGTGGCGTTTGATTAAAAATGGTTCGCCTCCACCAAAGTTTATCTTCTTTATATATTTAGCATTCTCAACCAATAGTTTTATTTGATCTTTATCTTTTGACCAGAACGATCCTATTGGTTTATCATAGCCATATCCAAAGATATCTTTATAATCACGTTCCCATTGAGATGATTCTCCTGGGAAGCACATGATGCATCTTATGTTACATTCATTGCCGAGACGAAGATCATATGTATAGAATTTAGAATCAACAACATATCCTGTTTCTGTTGTTATGTCCTGAGCATTTTCTTTTGTAAAAAAATCTTTATGCTTTTCTATTTCTCGTAACCGACGACTATTTTCGCCATCATTCTTACATCTTATGCATTGCTCAGGCATCTCACCTGAGAGCATTTCTTGTCTTACTTTTTTTAGTAAGTCACAATTGAGAACATCGCTGTCTAAATCATCGACAGTTAAATCCAATAAGAATTTTTTACCAGAAGCTTGAGCATGAGAACACAATCTAAGTGTCCCATCATTATTAACACTCAAATGTGTCCATGGAAGCGGACACCAATATGTCATGGTTTAATTGATCTCAACAAAGGTCTAATACCAACAGGACCTCCATCCTTCATTGCAAGATGGATGCATTTAGTCGGTTCAAGTTTGAAATCTTGGCATACTTGGTAATATTGATCTTCGTAATTTTTCCAAAAATATTCTGGTTCAAACTTATCAAGAAATGCAATGCCGATCTTTAATAGCGCTTGCTGTTGCATATTAAAGTCATTCATAATGGTGATTGCACCTTTAGGTGTTTCTCGTGCAAAGCGAACACCAACACGATTAGAACCCAATCCACATTTGCTCAAACTAACACAGAATGTCTTGATTGCCGGATGATCAAAGTTAAAGTCAATATCAACGCAGGATCCCATCCATGCGCCATCAATATGGACCGGGATATTAAACTTTGCACAATCATCAAGGATTGTTTTCATTTCGGGATGAACATCACCCAAGGTTGGAAATGGCATAGCAATAAGCAATTCAGGAGGATTTGCTTGCATTGAATAATCAAAGACGTCTTTAGGATCATAGTAATGAATATACGGATTCAATCTTTGATGGTATGTATAATCACCTTTAAGAGTCTTTAGTCGATTACCCAATCTTTGATATAAATCATCAATATATTGGGTGCATCCATATGATACATCAAGACGTGTAAAAGCATCGATGCCTGTAAATTTGTTTAGTGTATGACCTTTAAGCCATTTAACAAATTTTTCTTTGAACACAGCATCAAGTCCTACAATATCATCTGTAGGATAGAATCCTTTTATGAAGGCATCAATCTCATTGCAATACATTGGTTGGGGTCTTCCAACCTGCAACCAATTACTTGCGTATTCTCGTTCTTCACTATCTCTCATAATATAAAAACTTATTATTCAGTTGTTTCGAAGATTCTTGTATGTGTTAAACCAGGAACAGTAATAGATTCAAAATATGCTGCAATCGGCACATTGGGATTAATATAAGCATGTAGTGTCACAAATTCTTCTTTTGAATTCCAAATCTTTGTTATAGTTTTTGTTAATTCGTCATCTGAAATATTAGATGTAGTAATTGGCGTTGCATTTAACCATGGGTCATCACTTGTTGGTGCCGGTGCTATAGGCCATTCAATAGAAGTATTTGCTCGAGCGATTACAATTGTTTCCGTAATAATCATTTTCTTCTCCATAGGAAAGGGGATAAGTTTCTTTATCCCCTATTTATAGATTTACTTCTTATCAATAAATGTCTTGAGATCTTCTGCCAAGAAAAGGATATCTTCTTTGAGAGGATACTTTAATTCTTTAATTGCTGCTTCTCGCCATTCAGCATTTTGAATTTCACGAGCTTGCTCTAACTTTGCATAATATTCTGCTTGAAGTTGACTTTGTGCCATGCCAAGCACGTCCATACGAATTTCAAAAGGTGTTTTTGTCATAATAGTTTTCCTTGTATAAGTGTTTGTGTTTGTTGTGTGGTGGGGAGTTTCTGTTTCCAAGTACTCCCCGAACTCATGCTTACGCCGCTAGGCGGTAAGCGATAGGTGCATTATCGTTTGCATCTAATATGTTTGCTTTTGTCTCGATCTTGTTTTTATTACACCAGTCGATCCTATTTCGCCCCCATCAAAGATACACGGAGTAGTTGTTTGTCCTACTACAGGAATCCCAACCCTCAGTTCTAACGAACTTACTTGTCACCTGTCTGCAGTCCGTGTATCTATGGTGGAGGCGCCGAAGTACTGCCCTCCGGGTCCTCAGTGTCTATTCTACTAGATGTCATCAACATCAGCATATTATTTATACAACATTTGTTCTTAAATGTCAACTTGTTTTTGTTTCAAATACTTGTTTATTTGATATCTTTTAAAACTACTATCAAAATCATCTGCATAGAATAAATTTTTTATTTCTATATCTCGACCCAAATACTTATCTTTACTATGTAGTTCAGGATTAGTATCATTCCATTCTTCTCTATGAATTTTATTTAAAATAACAAATCCTTTATTATAAATTTTTAGGTTTTCTTCTTCACAATATTTTTTTGCACGCCACATCGTTTCTTTTGAATTGCAAAGATCATCAACAAGCAACACAGGAAAATTTGGATCAATAATACCTTCCATTCTATTTAGTAACCCATATGTTTTCTTTTCTTTTCTGATACTAAAAGAATTTACATCCAAATCAAATGCTCTTGCAGACATAGTTAATCCAACAATGAGTGGCGTAGAACCTGTTTCTAATCCTGATATCTGAAAAGGTTCTTTTGTATATTCTTCATAGAACATATCCCAAAAAAGTATTCCAACGTAGTTTAAAAATTTTGCATTGAATAGCCCACGCCTCATATAATACTGAGAACCATATTCTTCACCCTTTCTTCTTCCGGGGAAAGGTTTTTCTTTTGCAAGGTTAACTCTTACGATACAATTTTCGTTGATATATTCTCGTAACCAATTCATCATATATTGTTTAGCATCATCCTGTAAAATCATATTTCATACTTCTCTTTATAGCGTTTTCTTGTTTCTAATAGTTGTGGGACATAGGCATCACGTTTCTGAATAAACACTTGAGGAATGGGTTCATCATCAACACCGATGATAATAACTGTTTGATTGACAGGTATTCCTGTTCTTTCCTCATACATGATTGCATAAGCAGATGCTTGCATCAAGTATCCTTTGATATATGCAACATCCTTTATCTTAGTCGATGTCTTGAAGTCAATGATTGATAGGACACCATCATATTCTGCAACTAAGTCAACTGTTCCTGCAATCTCTAAGTAATCAGAATACAGACGTTCCTCTTGCATATGAATGTTATCAACATTCTCATCAAGTATTTTCTTGATCTGATTGAACATCTCAAGATCTAAATATGAATATACTTTTTTAACTAGGGGAATATTGTCTACATAAAGTTCACACATTGTATGAATACGAGTGCCACGACTTGTTGCTTTGGTTGAGATACGGGTTGCTTCTTCATGACCAACACGATCTCGCCAAGCAGCAATGGATGCTTTTGACTCATCACCGACGACTGTAGTGATCGATGGATAGATAACACCGGAAGGGGTTTTGTATGTCCTTCCGGTGTCTGAGTTGATCTGTTCTAGCTGTTCAAAGATGAATCCATTAGATAGGTGCGTGAACTGCTTGGGTTGGTTTATAACCGCCATGAGATCCATAAGGTATATTCACTTTTTCATGTTGTCTATTTTCAAGTAATGTTTTCTTAATAATAAAATCTTTAACAAGTCCTG